CTGGAAAGCCTGTACGGATTATCATTCTGAAAGCCAGACAGATGGGTTTTTCCACGCTGACAGAGGCGGTTTTGTTTCATAGAACCGTTACAAAATTCAATGTGGACACCTTGATTATTGCACACAAGTCAGATGCCACTTCTAACATTTTCAACATGAGCAAACTATTTTTTGATGAGTTGCCTTCTCCATTAAAGCCGATGCGAAAAAATAGCAATGCAAAGGAGTTGATTTTTGAGAATCCCACCAAAAATCCAAGGGTAAAGGAGAAAAAGCCAGGGTTGCGAAGTAAGTTGAAATGTTCCACGGCGGGGGGCAAAGGTGTTGCCCGTGGGGATAAACTAACAAATGTTCATGTTTCTGAATATGCTTTCTGGGAAGGTGACAAAGAAAGTACCTTGGGTGGTTTGTTACAAGCGGTTCCAAGTCTACCAAATACCATTGTCATTATTGAAAGTACGGCAAACGGTTTTGATTCCTTTAAAAAACGGTGGGATATGGCGGTCAAAGGGGAGAGCGACTTTGTACCTGTTTTTTTTCCATGGTTTGAAATGAGCGAGTACCAAATGCCATACAACAAGGAAACCTTGACAAAGGAAGAATGGGAAGTAAAAGAACAATTTGATCTGACCAATGAACAAATCATGTGGCGACGGTGGTGCATCAAAAACAACTGTGGTGGTGATATTGACCTATTTCATCAAGAATATCCAGCGACACCAGAGGAAGCCTTTATCAGTACGGGGCAGTGTATTTTTGATACTGCTTTGATTATTCTACGATTGGCACAAGTGAAAGAGCCTATGAAGTGCGGACGGTTTACATATGATTTAGAGGGTCATAGAATCAAAAACATTCACTGGGTGGAAGAGGAAAAAGGAATCATCAAAATATATGAGGATGCGGAAAAGGGTGTGCCTTATGTGATTGGTGGGGATACATCGGGTGAAGGCAGTGATTGTTTCACGGGGCAGGTGCTAAGCAATGTCACAGGGAAACAAGTGGCGGTGCTGAAACATCAGTTTGACGAGGACTTATATGCTTGTCAGATGTATTGTCTAGGGAGATATTACAACACCGCATTATTGGCGGTGGAAAGCAATTACTCTACGCATCCAATACGTGTTTTGGAGGAATTGAACTATCCAAAACAGTACGAAAGGGAAGTCTTTGACACCTATACAGGAAGTATGCGGAAAAGCTTTGGGTTTCGGACAGACAAGGTCAGCAGACCTGTTATTTTGGCGGAACTGGTGGCATTTTTTAGAGAGCATCCAGAAAACATCAATGAGGAGGAAACGTTAAGAGAAATGCTTGTTTTTGTGAAGAATCAAAAAGGGAGACCAGAGGCGATGACGGGGGAACATGATGACCTTGTTATGGCTTTGGCGATTGCGAACGGAATACGAGGACAGCAAACAGCATTACCAGAAGGAAAGAAAGAAGAGAAAGCCAAGTGGAATAATGATTTATATGAAGATTATTACCATGCGGACGAAGAAGGCAAGTTATATCTCATTGAGAAATATGGGAATCCATTTTGATTGGGTTCAGTAGAAAGAGGGTGGTTTTGTGCAATTTGTTGAGCCGATACGGGACAAAGAACTGATATATGATTTTGCTGATTATCTAAAGGACAAGTCGGTGCGGGATTATGTATTATTTATGACAGGGATTTATCTTGGTAGGCGGTGTGGGGATATGCTTACTTTGAAAGTGCGTGATGTACGAGGAAAGCAATATTTAAAGATTCGAGAGGAAAAGACAGGAAAAACCATTCCTGTTTACATCAATGAGGATTTGCAAAAGATATATCGCCACTACTGCAAGGGAAAGAAGGACTATGAATATTTGTTTCGCAGATCCTACGGGAAAAAGAATGAGCCGATTTCAAGGGTGCGTGTTTGGCAGATATTAAAAGATGCAGCAGAGGCTTTTGAATACAAAGACGGATTGAGTTGTCATGTGTTGCGAAAAACCTTTGGACATTGGCTTTATACAGATACGGGGGATATTGTGGCAGTGCAAGAGTTATTGGGACATAGTGATCCATCCATTACCAAGCGGTACATAGGTGTGAACCAGAAGAGCAAAGACAAGATGGTAAACAATTTGAAATTTACAAAGTAGGTGAGAAATTTGTTTGGAAAGAAAAAGGATAGTCTTGCACTTTGGCAGGAGCGATTACGCAAAAGTGAGGCGGTGGCAAGTCCAGAAAGAACCATGATGAGCCGTCGTAGTGCATTATATGATGGAACCAGAGAAATACAGTCTGTAACTGGGGCGAAAGACAAAAAGAAAAAAGAGGCTTCTGTGGTGACAAACATTGTGGCTGAAATTGTAGAAGCACAGGTGGACAGCAATATTCCAAAGCCAAAAGTAACTGCAAAAAGGCAAGAGGACGAGGAAAAGGCAAAAATCATTGAAGAGTACTTGAGAAACGAGATGGATCGTTTGCCCTTTGAGGTGCTAAACGATATGGACGAGCGGATTACACCCATTCAGGGTGGGAATCTTTTTTTTGTGGAATGGGACAGCAACCGCCACACCCACTATACCCTTGGGGAATTGTGCATCAGTACTTTACACCCAAAACAAGTTGTTTTTCAAGGTGGGGTCAATGACATTGCGGAAATGGATTACTTTATTGTGCGGATGTCACGCACAAAGGAATACATCAAAAACAAATTTGGTATTGATGTTTCCAACGAGGACGAGGAAGCACCAGAAAGCCGTGGGTTTGGCAGCAACAAATCAGATGAATTGGTGACAGAAAACATTGCGTATTACCGCAACAAAAAAGGCGGTGTGGGGCGGTATGTTTGGGTCAACGACACGGAATTGGAAGACATTGCTGACTATCAAGCAAGAAGACAGAAAAAGTGTAAGAAGTGTGGTCAAAATATAACCGATGAAAAATGTGATTACTGCGGTTCTACTTCTTTTGCTTATGAAAGCGAGGAATATTTCACCATTGATGAGGACATTGTCAAAAGCAATGGGGAAGTCATTCCAGCAAACAGCATGGAGGAAGAGGAAATTGATCCATACCAAGGAATGGATATGGGGGTTGATTCATTAACAGGATTACCTTTTGATGGCAGAACAGAAGAAAGAGAAGTTTCGGTATCCAACCAATACCCGCACTACAATCCAGAGATATTTCCTTTGGTGGTGCGGAAAAATGTTTCTGCTTATGGGAAGGTACTGGGTGACAGTGACGTTGACAAGATTGCTGATTTACAAGAAGTGATGAAAAAGTGCAATACCAGAATCCAAGAGAAATTGGACAAGGGTGGTAGTTTGCTGACCGTTGGGAAAGGCATTGCCTTTGAAGCCACCGACGAACAGTTGAAAATATTACGCGTAGATGGTCCAAAGGATTTGAATACCATTTCAGTGAAAAACATTCAAGTAGACACAGGGCAAGACCGCCTTCATGCAGAAGATGCCTACAATGCTGCACGAAATATCATTGGAATTACCGACAGTTTCCAAGGGCGAAAAGATGCCACCGCCACCAGTGGAAAGGCAAAAGAATTTGCCGCCGCACAATCGGCTGGTCGATTGGAAAGTAAAAGAGTCATGAAAAATGCCATGTATGCCACTCTTTTTGAAGTGATGTTTAAATTCTTATTGGCATACAGTGACGAGTCAAGACCAGTGGCAAGAAAAAACAGCAGAGGGGAAACGGAATACCTTTCTTTTCACAAGTTTGATTTTTTGGAACAAGACCTTTCGGGGGAATGGTACTGGAATGATGATTTCCTTTTTTCCGTTGACACTTCGGCACCGTTGGCAAGTAACCGAGAAGCCATGTGGCAAGAAACGAGAATGAACCTACAACAGGGGGCTTTTGGCAATCCACAGGACAAGAGAACATTGATTCATTTTTGGACGAATATGGATTTGCTCCATTATCCAGGGGCGGCAGACAACAAGACGTTTTTGGAGGAACAACTACAACAAGAACAACAGCAAATGCAAGAACAGATGGCACAAAATATGCAGATGCAACAGCTTGGTGGTATGGGGGAAATGGATTTACCACAGGGGGTAGAATTGCCATTTTCAGATATGCCAACAGAAGGGGGCGGAATGGATGAAATGTAAGGTTTGTGGGATTGATGGTCAGATTATGGGCAGTCGGACAGAAGTGACGGGGGACAAAAGTCCCGACACGGTGACACAAGTTTTTTCTGTATTGGAAAGCGAATGTGTGAATCCACAATGTGAGAATGATGGAAAAAGCATTGGGGAAGAACGGATTTTGGTGTTTGATGGTACAAAATGAATCGGGGTGTTTAACCCTTTATTTTGTTAATGTGTTTTTTGAATAATACTTTGGCAATCAAACAGATTGTGAATAGGATCCAGAAGCTGAAAAGTTTCATATCAATTATATTGAAATCAAATAGACCAATAGAATCAATAAATGTCATACTCATAAAACCCACTGACAAAGCACCAACATTGATACCAAGAAATAAAAGGACTTTCAAGAGTGGTTGCTTTATGTTAGGTATTATTGTGAAAGAGATAGTTTGGGATATAGCTGCTAGTAAAATCATCACAGCAGTGTGTATTTCTACTTTTACTGTTCCATCAGGTGTAATAAATTCGGAACCTCCCATTATTAGTTGTATCATTGCAAAAAGTGCGATGCAGCCAATACTTGCAAGGAGGTAAAAGAAAGCGTCATCAAGTAGTGTTGTAATTTTTTTATCCATTTTTATGATCTCCTTCACATGATAATACATCAGTTGTGTTTTTCTATAAAGTTTAACATAGGGTGACTATTTATTCAATACAGAAAAGCTGTGATAGGATTTTACATGGTTGGACAATCGGACAGGGAATAATAAGGGAAAGGAAGGGTTCTTCACTGCATTTAGAATGACAGAGCATTGGGATGGGAAACCATTCTTTTTTTATTGGATTTTTCATGAAGGGAGGTGAGAAATATGAAAAACGGATACCAAGGTAACATCAAGCACAGCAGTAGTCAGGAAGTGAAGGCGGTTTATGGCAGAGAATCTAGCCAAAAACCGAAAGTAGCAAAAGGCGGAGATTTACGTTGCGGAAAAGGAAAATAAGAAAGGTATGGTGGTTCTAAATGAAAAAGAATTTATTTTGTGAAGCCCCAAGTGACTTGGGCGGTTTTGGTTTTGATGATTTTGGTTTAGAAGAACCGGGAGAGGAAGGAGGAACAGAGGGTGGGGAACCTGATGAAGGTGAACCACAAGAAACAGAGGAAAATGCAGAAGAAGAATCAGAGGGCGGAGAGGTAGAAAAACCCTTCGACCCAGAAGCATTGCGACAGCAGATTTCCGCAGAGGAACAGCGAAAAGCACAAGAACGCATTGACCAGAATATTGCACAGCAGTACGGCGGGCAGGTGAATCCTTATACTGGAAAACCCATCAACAGCGAGGCGGAGTTGCAAGCATACCACAAAGGGTTTGCAGAAGAACAACAACGCAGTCAATTGGAGAAATTGGGGGTTGCTCCAGAAGTATTGCAAAAACTGATTGCAGAAAATCCAGCGGTGAAACAGGCGCAGGAATACACAAGAAAGATGGAAGCACAGCAGGTGGAACAGTTTGCCAATACGCAAATGCAAGACCTTGTGAAACAGTACCCTGATTGTGGGATTTCTTCCCTTGCAGAGTTGGAAGCCATGGAAAATGGCGGAAAAGTGTTGGATTTGTGGGGGAAAGGAATTGATCTACCTTCTGCTTATGCGGTTGCCAATATGGAAAAAATTATGGGCAAAAAGACAGAGGCGGCAAAACAGGCGGTGCGAAACCAGATTACGGGGAAAGGGCATTTGCAGAAAACAGAAAGTGGCGGTGCTGGGAGTGACATGATTGTTCCAGCAGATGTGAAAGCAGAGTACAGAGCCTTTAAACCAAACATGACAGACGAAGAAATTACAAGAGAATATACAAAATTTTTGAAGGGGTGATTTTATGTTTCAGATTGCAAAACGATTGGTGGCGGATGTGCCACCTTTTTCTTACTACGAAGGTACCGATGGGGAAATGTTTGAACTGGGCGAGGCATTGAAATTTTCGGCAGGTAAACTAACAAAAGCCAGTGGGACTGACAAGGTGACACACATTTGTGCCGGCGTGAAAAATGCCAGTGGCATGATTCCTGTTTATAAAGTGACACAGGATTTTGAATTTGTAACCACAGCAACAGCAACAGTGGGCATTTCGAGCATTGGTACTGCTGTCACACTACATACAGATGGATTACAGGTAACAGCAACAACGGGTGGTGTATTTACAGTGAGTGGCATAGACGGGGAAAAAGTCTATGGCTACTTCAACTAACAAGGAGGCGTTAACATATGGGTATTATTTTTTCACAGGGGAACGGACTTGCCGATAGTGTATACGGCAAAAGTCAAGCACCGATTAAGATGATGATTGAAGAAAACGTGGAGGCTTTTCAGAAAAACTCCATGATTGACAAAATTTTCTGCATGGAAAGCACCAAAAACTATGCGGAAAAGTTTACAACGGAAACGGCATTGGGTAACTTTCAAGATGTAGGGGAAAATGGTGCGTATCCAAAAACCTCCATGCAAGAAGGGTTTAGCAAAACCATTGAACCACGTACATGGAAATCTAGTTTTGAAGTAACCATGGAAATGTTGGAAGATGCCAAGATTGGAAAAATCAAAAGCAGAGCCAATGCCTTTACCAACAGTTTTAACCGTACCAGAGAAATGCACGGTGCTTCTCTTTTGACGGGTGGGATTGTCAGTTCTACCGTCATTGGCGGGAACAGATATGACACCACTACTGCGGACGGGGTTTCTTTATTCAACAAGGCACATCCTAGCATTACAAAAGGAACAGCAGCACAGAGCAACTTTTTTAAGGGTGCTTTTGGTCAGACGATTTTAGATGCCATGCAAGAAAGGATGCAGATGTGTAGAGATGATGACGGAAATCTTTTGAATGTGATGCCAGATACCTTGATTCTTCCCAATGTTGGATCCTTGAAACGTGCGG